AATTTGGAATTTGTAACAATTGAAGGCATTGGTTATTTTGCTGTTGTAGAAGTTCATACTAAATATGATGGCGAAACATTTGTGGCTCGATTAAGACACGCAATACCTTAAAACAATGAACTACGAAATTTTAGAAGCTGAAATAGTCAATAGGTTAAAACCATTTGTGACAGTTGGTATTTGTGTTGAAAAACTGCCTGAATTAGAATCAGACCGTTCGAAACCATTGCCTACAAAAGCAAAATTCACTATAATTTATGCGGGTTCGGAATATGGTAATGCTTTAAGTACATTTCAGATTTCACAAGAAGAAAAGATTTTTATTCAGGTTCTTATTGAAAGCACATTTTTACGAGGAACATTTGGGGTTTACAATTTAGCAAGCGTTTTGAAAAAAGCACTTACAGGATTTCAGCCTACTGGATGTCGTAAAATGCAGGTTACAAAACATCATACTATTGGGGGTGAAAATGCTGAAAAAATCAATAATATGTGGAATTACAATGTCATATTTCAGACTACAAGTGTTCATGTTGAAGATTTTGAAGAAGATTTAACCCTAATTTTACAAAAAATAACATTAATTGATTCACCTGATGGTGAAGTCAATATAATAGAAACAATTTAATTAATAAAAAATAAAATATGGCAGCTAACTATTTACATGGTGTCGAAACCATCGAGGTTAATCAGGGCGCACGACCAGTTACGGTTGTAAAGTCCTCAGTCATTGCGCTTGTTGGATTATCACCAACTGGTACAAAAAATGAGCCTATTTTGGTTTTGTCGCCAAATGACGCTGCTCAATTCGGTGAACAATTACCTGGATTCACAATTCCACAGGCATTAGATGCTATTTTCAAACAAGGTCCAGCAACTGTAGTAGTTGTAAACACGTTTGATTCTATCACTAATACAGAGCAAGTGACTTTAGAATCAAAAACAATTACAAGTGGTAAGCTAAAATTATCAGCTGCGCCAATTGGAACAGTTACTATTTTCGCTGCTGATGGAACAACACCATTTGCAGGTGTTTCAGGTGTTGATTATTCAATCGATGCATTTGGTAACTTTACAGCGTTATCTGCTGTAGCTGCTGAAAATCTAATTTTGAAATTTTCATTCAAAAAATTAGATTCTGGAACAATCACTTCAGCTCAAATTATTGGTACAAACACCGCTGGTGTTAGAACTGGGACTAAATGTTTTGAATTGATTTTTAATACATTTGGATTTACACCAAAAATATTAATTGCGCCTAAATATGTTGAGATTGTAGCTGTTGCAACTGAATTGATTTCATTGGCAGATAAATACAGAGCGATAGCATTAATCGATGCACCGTTAGGAACTTCAGTATCTAGTGCAATTGCAGGACGTGGACCAGCAAGTACAATAAATTTAAAAACTTCAAGTTACAGAGCTTATTTATTATGCCCACATTTGAAAGTTTACGACGCTGATTCAGATTCTAATATCAATGCACCGTATAGTCAATTCATGGCTGGAATAATGGCTAAAACTGACTTAAACGAGGGGTATTGGGTATCACCTTCAAACCATGAGATTTCTGGAATTGTAGGGACTGAATATATCGTAACCGCTTCGGTAAATGACGCAAATACAGAGGCAAATTTATTGAATGAAAAAGGAATTGCGACAATATTTACTGGATATGGTACAGGAACAAGAACATGGGGCAACCGTTCAGCATCATTTCCAACGAATACTGATCCAAAGAATTTCATTCCTATACGTAGAATAGCTGATATAGTTCACGAATCATTAGAACAAGCGATGTTACCATTTATTGACAAGCCAATTAATCAGGCTACAATTGATGCAATTAGAGATACTGGAAACGGATTCTTTAGAACATTAATAGGTCGTGGAGCTTGTTTATCAGGTTCAAAATGCGTTTATTCTGCTGATAACACAGCCGAAGAACTAGCTGCAGGACACGTTGTTTTTGACCTTGTATTTATGGGACCAACACCAGCCGAAAGAATTACTTTCAAATCATTTTTGGATGTAAATTTATTAACTCAAATCGTTTAATAAGATGCCACAGATACAAGTAAATAGATTGACTAATGCAAACGTTTACGTTGATGGTCAATCACAGTTAGGAAAAGCTGAAGAGGTAAATTTACCAGACATTACATTTATGTTGTCCGAGCATAAGGCACTTGGAATGATAGGTAAGTTTGAATTGTTTTCAGGAATCGACAAATTAGAAGCTACAATAAAATGGAATGCATTTTATGCGGATGTTTTAAAGAAGTTTGCCGACCCACGAAAAGCAATGAAATTACAAATCCGTTCAAGTTTGGAAACACATGATTCTAATGGCTTAGTTGCTGAAGTTCCATGCGTAGCATATTTGACAGTTCAGTCAAAGAACTTCCCTGCTGGAAACTACAAGCAACATGATAATGTAGAGGCTACAAGTAAACTTACTTGTACGGCTTACAAGCTTGAAATAGATGGAAACGAAGTAATCGATTATGATGCATTAGCTAACATTTATTCAGTTGATGGAATTGATATTTTTGCAACTTATAGAGCGAATATAGGAGGTTAATTTTAAATATAAATGAGAATTAAACCGATGCATAATTGTATCGGTTTTTTTTATTATATTTGAATTTTAAAATAACTTAAAATTTATCACATGGCAGAAAAAAAAACATTACCAGCAAAACAACCTACAACACTTGAAGGAATTGAAAACAGAAACGTATATTTAGAATTTGAGTTACCGAGTGGTAAAACTTGCGCTATTAAGCGTTTCAAAGGAAAGCACGTACAGCAGGCACAACGTCTTATGAATTCAGATGGTTCAGACATGGCTGAATGTTTAGCATCAATACTTGTTGAAATAGATGGAAAACAAGTTTTTAAAGATGAATTTAACGAAATGGATGGAGTAGATTATTTAAAAATAATGACTCCGATTAATCAGCTTTTTGTGTAACGCCAGAACAATTAGTATTTCTGGCGCATTTTACAGGAACTGGATTAAATATTTTATTTGAAATGGATGGAAATGATGTCCATTATTGGTTTGTTGAAGCATTGAAATTACATGAAAAAATGAACCCACCAGCAGAGTAACATAAAACCGCACCGATAACGGTTGCGGTTTTTTATATAAATATTATGGCTAAAAAAACATTTGAAGTAGCGTTATTGCTCACCGCAAAAGACGAAGCAACACGAATAATGGCTAATGCTGCTGCACGACAAAGGCAAATATTAGCAATGTCGGAGCGTGGCGATAGAGCATTTGGAGCGGGTAGGAGTGCTGGCATGATAGGTTTAGGAATTGCAGGGGCATTAGCATTACCATTGAAAGCGGCTGCTGATATGGAATCAATGAATATTGCCTTACAAACATCATTTCAAGGAAACCAAAAAGAAGCTAAAGCCGCATTTGATGCAATTAATAAATTCGCTGCAAAAACTCCGTATGGATTAGAGGAGGTAATGACTGGATTTATTAAATTAAAAAATATGGGTTTAGATCCATCAGAGCAAGCCTTGACTGCGTATGGAAATACAGCTTCAGCAATGGGAAAATCTTTAAACGACATGGTAGAAGCTGTTGCAGATGCTGCGACAGGTGAATTTGAACGTTTAAAAGAATTTGGTATAAAAGCAAGTTCGCAAGGTGATAAGGTTACATTCATGTTTCAAGGTGTAAAAACCACCGTTGGTAAAAATTCCAAAGAAATCGAACAGTATTTAAAATACGTCGGGAACGTGAAATTTGCGGGTGGTATTGAAGCACAATCTAAGTCTGTAAAAGGGATGTTATCCACTTTACGTGACGGTGTAATGATGACGGCTTCGAGAATCGGAACAACGATGCTTCCAAGACTGAAAGAATTAATTAATCAGGTTACACCAGTAATTGACAGGATATCGAATTGGGTTTCAAAAAACCCGCAGCTTACCGAAACTATTTTAAAGGCAGCTGCAGGTATGGCTGCATTAAGTTTTGCAGTCGCAATAGGCTCGTTTTTAATAGGAGGTGTATTTAAAGTAATTTCTGCCGGAATGGTAGTTATGAAAACATATCGTTCATTAGTAATTTTAATTACCGCAGTCCAAAACGCTATGGCATTTTCGGCACTTGCCGGGGGTTCTGGAATTCAAATTTTATCCGCCGCATTAAAAGCTGCAAATTTAGCATTTTTAACTTCGCCTATATTTTGGGTAGTTTTAGCAATTGCAGGAACAGCATTTATTTTAATAAAATATTGGAAACCTATTTCAGCATTTTTCGTGAATTTATGGGCAGGAATAAAACAAGTTTTCTGGAAAGCTATTGATTTTATGAAAGAATGGGGTATTTTATTTCTTGGTCCAATTGGTTGGGTAATCAAAGCATATCAATTATTACCTAATAAATTCAAGAATATCGGAACTGATATAGTAATGGGATTATGGAATGGAATTAAATCCAAAGCGATGGCATTATTTGATTTCGTGAAAGGAATAGGTAAAGGCATAGCAACTGCATTTAAGACTGTTTTAGGTATTGCATCACCTTCAAAGGTGTTTATGGATTACGGTGTGAATATTACCGAAGGAGCTCACAATGGTATTAAGAAGGGAGAGTCTAAACTTGTTGGAGCATCCAAAGGAATGGGAAGTTCCATAAAACCTACGGTAGCAGGTCGTGGAAATGGTGGAAATTCATCGGTAACGGTAAATTTTGCGCCTGTAATTAATGGTGGTTCGGGTGATGTAGCAACACAAGTTAAAGCATTAATTCCAGAATTGATAAGACAAATTGAAAGTCAGATGCAAAGAAAACAGCGTTTGGCTTATTAAATCAAAACCGTGTCGTAAAACACACGGTTTTTTATTATATTTACGAAAATATTTTTTATGTACGCACAACTAGGA